AGTTTAAAAGTGGCGTCATTTTGTATATAATCGTCTATATATAAATAAGGACGCTTAGCTCAGTTGGCCAGAGCGCTTTCTTGACGTGAAAGAGGTCGGGGGTTCGAGCCCCTCAGCGTCCACTAAAAGAGACTTGACCTTCGCAAACTCCCTGCATTTCCCGTATTATTGGGTGAATTTGGGTGTTCGAAAAGTTATTTCCGTCCCATACAAGTCCTTGAGGGAATAACTTGTTGCATAAAAATCTTCTTTGGCCATAATCTGAAGCTAAAAATGACTTGTGAATATCTGAAAATAGGGTGTTCGAAAAGTTTAATAGTCCTTCCAATTCATACCGCTTAATTAATCCGTCTGAAGAAGCGGTTGAAAGCGCCAGCATATTATTATCGAGTTGTTTGTCTAATGTTTTGTAGATATCGTCCTGCATGATTCCCATTGCTACTTTTTCTCCGAGTATTATACGCTGTGTTTTAATTTGTGAAATCTCATTTTCGATTGTTCTTCTTCTTTTCTCTATGAATTTCAAGGTTTTATCAAACTTAACCGTAAGTATTAACCTGTAAAGTTCAAATGCCTGATCTGTAAATTTTAGGCTATCCATAAATGTTTTGAATTTATCGTGGATTTCTTTTACCGGAATATTGAAGTTTCTGTGATCTACACAAAAATAATATCCGTATTTGTTACCCTTCTTATTTTTTGAATAACCCGCAGTAAGATACTTTCCGCATGAGTGTTTAACAATTCTTCTAAGGTAAAAATCGGGGTGATTTTCCAAATAAGTAAGCCCGTTTGTTGTAGCTCTTCTGTTCATAATAAACTGTACGCGGTCAAATGTTTCATTGTCGATCATTGCCTGATGTCTTCCTTGAGCTTCACCAAATGTTTTTGAGGTAAGAATGCCTATATAAAACTTGTTGTTGAATAACTTTGAAATAGTTTTTTTAGTGATTTTTTTGTAGTTGTGGTTATAACCTGCCCTAACTTGGTTGTTGTTTAGATATTCGGCAACGTCCCGATGTGTCTTAGTCCCGGTGGCATATAGTCTCCACGCCTGCTGAACGATAGGGAAGTCGTGTTCGTGGGGAATTAGTACAGTTCTGCTTCCTTCTATTGCCTTTGAATAACCTAGCGGTGGATAAGCTCCTGTGTAATACCCTTCGGTAAATCGTTTGTTTAGTCCGTCAGTAACTCTTTTTTTGTGGGTTTGTGATTCGTACTGCGCAAAGAGAAAGGAGAGGCTTTGAAACATCTGTCCCATTGGATCGTTGCTTACCGGTTCTGTTGCGCTTCTTACATCAATCCCTAACTCCGCAAATTGTTTCCTTAGCTGTAAAGCTTGTAGGAGATCACGCGAAAGCCTGTCATACCTGTAAAGAATTACTGCTGATATTTTGTCTTTGTTTTTTGTCGCAAACTCAAGAAGTTCTTTAAGTTCGGGACGGTTGATATTAGTTGCGCTTTTCCCTTCTTCCCTGAATATTTTTAATACGCTAAATCCTTCCCTGTCAGAATATTTTTTACAATAATCCAACTGGTTATCAAGGCTGAAATTCTCAACCTGCGATTCGTCGCTTACACGAAGATAAATTAAACAACCTTTCATTTTTACCCGGGCAGGTGATTTATTCATATTAGACATAATGTTTATCTTTGGTCAATAACTGTTTTAATGGTTTTCCGAAAATTGAAGTTTCATAGGCTTCAATTGTTTGATCTGCCATTGTTTCGAAAAGTAATATCATTTCTGAAATTTCAATATCCGTCATATTTTTTGCCATTGTCCCTAAGACTTCTCTTGCTTTTTCAACTGTTACTGTATTGTTTTCTTGCATTATAGTTTTAGTCCTTTAGCGGGGCGGGGAAGACATGTTAAATTTCCCTACCCCTCGAAAAAATTAAAGCGGGAATAGTTTTTGTAATTCTCCTGCGATGTTTTCTGATTCTCCTGCTGCATATCTTCCAATTCGTTCTGCATTGTCGTCTAGTATTCTTTCAAGCACTCTTCTTTCAACTTCCTTAACATAAGCTGATTTAACATTTTTGATTACCTCTTTCTTTTCCTCTTCTGTTAAAAGCATTATTTATCACCTCCCTTTTTTACTTCATTTTTAATCTTCTTGATTGCCTTCTTGGTTGTTTTGTCGACAAATTCCAATGCTTTATCAAATATTTGACTAAGATTATTTTTAAATTCCTCTTGGTCATAGTCGAAAGCGCATGATTCACAATAAACACTTTGAAGTTTCTTTATTCCGTCTTTTGGCCGGTGATTAGGGGAGTAGCAAATCGATTGACAGTTCTTGCAGATTTCATAATCGGCAATCCCTCTAATAAACAAAATATTAGAAAGGCATTGTAAACATACCCAACGATCCAAATGCTTTTCGGGATAATCTTTTAAGAGATAAATTTCCTGATACTCGATTAAACACTCTTCACAAGTGCCTTCTCTTTGTTTTATGTATTCAACTTTTGTGTTTGTCATATTCTTAAAACGCGGTTCAGCCTCTCGGAGATTGATGATCAGCCAAGCCGCTTTTTAAATTTATGAATTTAGGATTTTCTTTAAGTGATGCGTTATAGATTTCCATATCTCTTACAAAATCTCCCGTATCGGGAATTATTTCTTTTGGCTGTAAATTTAACTTAAGCTGTTTGATTCTTCTCATAAAATTACTTCTTCCAATTAAGTTTCTCGGCCAGTTGTTTTCTTACCTTATCGGCTTTTTCTCTTGCTTTTAATAGCTCTTCATCCGACAATTCGGGAGTTATATTGCCTTTGGATAGCGTTAATTGATCGGGTTGATATCTTCGGGTACAGTAAATTGCTTGAATATGGGGAATTGAGATAGCAAAGTCTTTAAACCATACAAGCCTTTTACTTCCTTCGAGGCTTGCGGTCTTCAGAATACCAACTTGCCTTTCGTCCAAGACAAATGTTTCCTTCCCGGATATTACAACCCATTCTTCCTTAAATGTTTGAGGCGTCGATTCCCCGTTCAGTAGGTTTGACATTTGCCTCCTTTCTAACCCGGATAGCACCATTTTTGACAAAATTCCGGAGGGCAGCTTTATAGTCTTTGTAAGTTTTTCCGTGAGATTGGCAATAATTTTCAAGGTCATCAAAACAGGACCTTATAAAAGCAATCGGGACTTTATAATCCTCCGCTATTTCTTGGAAGTCTCCTTCGTCTAAGTCTTTAAGTGAAGTGTATTTTTTCTTAAAAGAAGTAATGTCTTTACTTTCTTTATATATTTCTTTGTTATTAATATCCTTATCCTTATCCTTATCCTTATCGTATGCCTTCGCATGCGGTCGCATACGGTCGTATACAATGGCATTATTTTGAGGCTGATTCCACCTCTTTTTTGCATTTTCACGGTTGATTTCGCAAACCTTTTCATAATGCGATTTCATGCGATCCAAATTTTGTCTAAGCGAAATGAAAACTAATGCGGTCGCATTTTTAAGCATTACTTTTTCTCCCCGAGAATAGTCAAACATGGCTTTAATAAGTTTTCCGGCTTGATTGTCGGTTAAACTATCAAAGACTTCTTCCCAATCTTGATATATAAGAAAGCTTTTTTTCATATTACTTGATCCTCCTCTTGTCCGGGACAAAAATTGCCTGATCTTTTGTAATCAAAATTAATACTCCCGGTATTCCCTTATAAAATCTTTTGATTCTTGTTGCTTTTCTGTTCATATACTTAAAACACAAACATAAACAATAAAAGTTGTCCATAAAAACATAAAACATTCAAAGTCATTTATTGGCATTTTTCCTCCTTTGTAATTCATCTATTAAGTGTGATTTGGCTGCTAAAAGTTTTTGTGCATCGACATTTAAACCTCCCGCGTTAAATGATCTTTCAAGTTCAATACATTTTTGAGGATTTTCAAAAACAAAGAAGAATAGCCCGGAGTAGGCAGGTTCTACGTCGACTAGTGGAATATCGGAAGCAATTAAAAATGCTCCTAAATCTAAGATGCGGGTTCTATAATAATCGTTTTCCATTTTTTTATAATTTTTTAGCCAACAAAAAAGGACTTCTGCGCCTCCAATATTATGGATTTGCGGAAGTCCTAGAGATTCAATCTCGGACTAAATTTAACTGTTTTTATAATACAACTTTTCTATCACACTTGTCAAGCCCTGTTTGTCTATTCAATAACCCATTCCCTTCCGATCTTCCTCGCGCCGGGTAGTTTTCTCATTCTACAAAGCTTTTGTGTATACCATAAACTTATTCCCTTCCATTTAGCATATTCTGCGGTGGTCATGTATGGTTTATGAATATCCTTTGCAATATCTTCAATTAGGTTCGCAAGATCGTTGGCAAGTTTATCGGGATCGTTTTGATCGACTTTAATGATATTTTCTAATGCTCCCGCCATACCATAAAAAGCCCCCCCGACAGTAGACTTTCCTGTGAGTGAATTTAATGCTCTTTCAAGTTTGAGATATTGCATGAATAGCTTTAGTATACCACTAGGCGTTGCTACTGCAAGGGTTAAATAGGAGTAAATGCTATAATTAAAGCTGAAAATGACTACTGAAACCACCATTTCTTTAGTAATAAGTGTTTTTAATTCTTTGTGTATTGTAGGTCTTGGTATTTATACCCTCAAAGAAAACGGGAAACAGAACAAGAAGATTCAAGCTTTTAATTTTGCTATTAAAGATTATGGAGACTTACAACGGAAGATTCACGACAGAATGGAAAATATCGCAAGACTTATAAAAATAGGCAACCGCATTGATGACACAACCGAAGATAGAACTCGAAAGACCGCTTCCCGGTTAAATACTTACGATGATAAAGATACTATCAGAAAAGATGTTGAGAAGTTGCTTAATGGTTGGGAATCTTCGATGACCCTTTTTGGTCAGGGTATATATGATGAAGGACGATTATCTAAAGAAAAGAGTATTTATATTGATTTAACCAAGAAGATATTAGATAGGGTAGATGAAATATATAACTCTTTAAGGAAATAGGTTATTAATGAAAAGGTATATCTAGTCATCTTTTGGGAGAAACCCCTATGTTGTTGTTTGCGGTGAAGCTGATACTTCCGTAAGATTTCACTTTTAAAGTATATCCTCATATATATAATGTCTCTTCGGGGAGAAATTTGTAACTTCGAGGTTAAAAAACTGTAACACCGTTACACTTTTCTGACCGGTGAGAAAATGTCGCTTCGAAGCGACAAATTAAATTTGCCGATGACATCGTGTCATTACCATTTGTCGTGGCGTCTCGACAATTACTTTGTCTGACCGGTGAGACAATTAAGTCTTATATTCAACCTTTTAATTGAAAGAGATCCTTATATCAAAATAATTGCTTCCCTCTTTAGTTTCAAATTTAAACCTTTTGTCTTTTGGGAAGTTGTATTTATCTATATCTTCCTTCAGGTTGTTGATCACATCTCCCGGAGAATTATTAACTATGTTCAAAGGGTGAGACATAACAGCAATCCTTAAATCATCATACAGAAGTTTCCCATAATCTGCGGTCATCTGTATTCGTGAATGACCTACAATATTCGCAATCTTTGAGATAGATATATTCTGTCTAAGAAGTTCGGTAATAAATGAATGTCTGAGTGTATGAACAGTTGCAAGTTTGCGGATTCCTGTTTTTTGAAGTCTTAACCTAAAATTTCTTTCTATTTGATGATGTCTCATGGGGAGTTTGGAGAGGGGGTTAATAAAAATGTATTCATCCGGACTTCTCTCCTCAACAATCAATTCCATTTTTGTAAGTGTTTGCGGAGGAATCGGGATCAGTCTACCTTGCCGAGTTTTTGTATGATCGAGTTTCCAAACACCTGTAATCCAATCTATATTTTGTATTTTTAGTGAAAGTGCTTCACCAAGTCTGCAACCTGTAAGCGCCAACAATTCTAAAACTGTATTGTAAAGACATTCACATTTTTCAGGATTTTCAAAATGACCGTAAGTGTGTGTCAGTTTACAGTTCAAAATTGCTTCAACCTCTGAGACGCTTAACGTGGTAGGTAACTCTTTGTCGCGTTTCGGGAGGGGTATATCTTTGCAAAAATCTTCTTTTAAAATGCCTTTATAGATTCCGAAAGTATTATAAAGTCGAAAAGTTGTTATATATTTTTGTAAAGTTGATGGCTTTTTTAGTGGCTTTTGTGAAATGAGGAAATTTCTGATGTTGGTAATGTTAAAATCCGAAAATTGTTTTTGGAAAGCTTTTAGAAGGTAGACTTGCTTCTGAGCATATACTAGGTCTGTGTTCCGGTCAATGACGCACCAATTTATAAACTCATGGAAGTCTTTAAACTCCATATATATTACTATGAATAATAAATCCCCACTTGTCAATAGGATATGTAGAGATATGAGGGTATTATAAATAAATATCCATGTTGAATTTGTCTTTGTGGAGACTTTATACTGAATTGTGGTAATCAAAAAGGTAAAGATAGTCAGCATTTCAGAATATGCCCGGCACTATAAAATTGATAGGAAAACTGTCTATCGGTTAATAGAAGAGGGAACTCTTACCCGTTATGAAGGAGAAGACGGAAACCCTGCACTTTCTTTAGCTGAAAGACCTTCAGGGGTAAAAAGATACAAAGGATATCGAGAAAGAAGGATGAAGTAGTCGTCTTTGTTGCGATACCCACCTTAAAATCGATTAAGTGAAGCCACTTTATCATATTATAGCTTCTTATCTCCACAGATACTCCCCTACTCCGCTGACATGCAAAAGAGGGGTATATCGTGCCTATATCTCCACAAGTGAGGCATATAGTTGTGATAGGGGAGTGTGCGTTTATTTGCGGAAATAAGCAAAATTACTTAAAATAAGTTAATGGAAGAGAAATCAGATTATACTCACTATTTAATGCTTATAGTTATCCTGACTATTACTTTCTCCATTATCTATATGGCATTTGAGAAATTTAACATTAAAGAGCCTCTATATCCCATTATTTGTTACGCGATTATTTCAACGGTTATATTCTTTAAGAAGTAATCCCTATATCCTAAGTTATCTTTCTTCTCCTGTAGTTACATCGTAATTGTAGGTTGTATCTACATGTGTAGGTTTTTTTTCATTGAAAAAGTTATCGTATTTGCGGGTAACTGTTTTCTTGTAAAATCTCTGTTGATTCTTATACGTTGTTTCACAAACACCGCCACAGAAACGATTCGGGAGATCCCCGCTTCTTGAAGTTGCAAAAGTTTTTATTATCTTTCCACAACCTCCCGCACATTTGGTTTTAAATAAATTAAATGCTGAAATGCTTGTCATATTACGATCTTGATATAAACTTCATCTTTGAATCGGCAGCTAACCACGCTGTTGCTAACCGGTCTTCAACTGTAATTGCGGCATTAACTCCGCAACAATATTCAACTCCTTCAAAGACAAATCTTGAAACTCCTCTTTGCCCGAATGATTTGGTTAGATTAGTATTTGTTTCGTTATTCTCCAATGACCCTATGTTTCTTAATACTGTACTCATTTTTTATCACCTTCTTTATTTGCTGTGTTTAGCTTGTTAAGTCTTACATTTATATAAATATCGTCTATCCTTTTATCATTTAACTGCGGGGATTTATTAACAAGTTCCGTTAAAACATCTCTTATCTTTGAAGGGTCATTAACTCCGGCTTTTTCCTTCCCGTATTCTGCAATCTCCTGAACCTTTTGATAATACTTTGACCATTCTGCTTTTGTTTGAACACCCAAGAATTTCCCAATGAGATTGTATGTCGGGTCTTCTATTATCTGCTCTTGGGTAGCATTTAAGACAACCTTATCCTCACGCTGTTTTTTCAAGCTGATAAAGTTGTAATCGTACGGATTAAACGGATTGTATGTATAGACTTTCATAAAACAAAAAAGACGTCCGTTAAGGCGTCAATCAGCTACAAACTTTTGACAACCCTAATTATAGCACACGGGGTTTTACTTTAACACTCCCGCTTTTCGTGCTGCCATTAACTGTTTTGCAATATCATCTGTAATAATTCCCAGTTTTCGATACCTTGAATATAACTCGGCTTTCTTTTGAGGTTGCTTTGTTCTATTAAGTAACCTGACAATAGATTTTGCCCTTGTTCCGTCTTTAACCGCCTGATTTCTAATATTCTTCTCACTAGCGGTCATCTTTAAATTGATATCGTTTTTGTAATTTATAAGCGCTTTAAGGGAATCTTTGTCTAACTGTTTTGCTTTTAATGCTGCTTCTTGGGGTTTTAGTCTCTTCAACTCTTCATATATAACCTGACCTTTGGATTTACCCATATTATTAATATATTTTCTTCCTTCGGGAGTAGCATATTGTCCCAACAATGCCGACTTTAAAAGATTAGGAATGTTCTGTTCGACTTCGAATTTAACCTTGCCTGTTGCTCCCGTTGATGCTCCCTGAACATAACTTTTAATTCCCTGATATGATTTGCGGATTTGTCCTCCTGCGGGGATATATGGCACGCCTGCATTGAGGACATCTTGTAATTTCTTCGTAAAACTTCTCGGTCGTCCGTACCTGTCGGGAGCATTAACAACGGCCTTTCCCACTTCAAGCGGTAGTTGTAGTGTCGGAGGAGTACCGATTCTTGCGGAAGGCAATAAGTCTTTTATTTCCCAGCCTAATGCTTTTCCGACAGTAAGTGCCATAAATAGGGTAGAGCCGACATATCTAGCCAATCCCGCCCATTCTTTCTTTGCTATTTTGCCTCCCAAATACTCGAGTTGTTTTAAGTTGTATGTTTGAAACTGTGTAAATGTTTTTACAATATCACTTTGCAATGCAACCGGAGTGTCAATCCTCCCGAAAGTAAATTGTGTTTTTCTGACAACCTCTTTTGCCTTCTCGATTGCCAAAGCTTCCGATAACCCTTCGTTTAAATACTTTGCTTTTGCTCCCCAATAACTTGCTCCACGATTAATTTTTTCCGCCAATTCAAACAAGTAAAATAAACCGCTATCAAGTTTCTGTAATGTGTTCTTGAAAACGGGGAGTGTTTTGTCCTGTATAAACTCATCTCTTAATACGCCTACCTTGTATAATTCATTATCCGTTCCCGACAATAAACTCTTGAAGTTTTGAATGACTTTTGTGTAACCTTTTAAGGTATATTTTTCTCCAAGTTCAGCATAAGTGTTAGCCCCTTGAGTGAGGTTTTTCAAAGCACTTCCCGGATTAAGTCCAAGTAATCCTCTATAAGTCCATTGCCTAGTTGTTTGAGATAGGGTATTAATTGGTCTTTGGCCGAACCTGTAACCCACTTTCGGTGTGCTTTTGATGAGGTTATCCAACAAAGTTTCAACTTCAACCGGTCGCATTTGAACGCGGTCGATATATCTTTTGAGGTAGTTGTATTGAGATTCTTCAAGGCCTTCTGAAACCTTTTTAATTGAATCAAGTGCGGGGTCTAGTTCATACTTCCTTTCTGCTCTTTTAACATAAGCTGACAATGCTCTCCAAGTGTCCTCAACATATCCTCCTATGCCGAATCTTTTCATTAAGAAAGGATCGTATGTTTGCCCGGGGATATTGCCTTTCCTGATAATTTCAATTACTTCCTGCGGAAACTCTTTACCTTTAATGTCATTTTCAAAGATGTGTGTTATGTAGTTCGTTATCCTTGAATCTTTTGGGAGGTCTAGTTTATCAGCCCATACTTTCAGATAATCTTTAATCTCATTCGCAACTTTCATTTCGGAAGGATTTAATTCAACACCTTGTCCGTCAAGGTATTTAAATATCTTTTGATTGCTTTCGGCAGGGACTTGAGAAGCCCAAGACTTTATTCTTTCAATCTCTTTCGGAAGGGTAGTCGTGTAAGTGTCCCATTGTCGTCTTAGATATCTTGCTTTGTCCTCAAGTCCTATTTTCTTAAGCACATTCTCGGGAGTTCGGAAGTAATCAAGCGCATTAACTTTGTCTTTAACATTGATGTTTATTCTCTTCATTTCGTTTTCAAATTCCTGAACGGTTTGGGGATTGCTCCAATCCTTAACTTTATTGACAACTTTTTTGATAGGGTTTGCCTGTCGCCATATATCGGGAGTTATATTCTTTTCGATGATATCTTTAGCCTTTTTAACTCCTATCCTTTCTATGTCCTGATTATCAAATCCCCTTTTAAGAAGTTCGTTGGAATAGTTGAATAGATTATTAAGACGGGATTTTGCAACTTCCTTGACATCGGTTACAACCTCCGGGACTTTCTTAACCTTGTTTAAAGCCTGTAACTCATCAATTGCGTCCCGCAAGGACTTTATTTCCTTCACGACAGCCTCGGGCGCACCCATAGATTCAAGGCTAGAATCAGATAGTAAACTTTTTGTATTGTAGTAATCAGCCTTCCAATTACCTGTTGGATTTTTAATATCCACTCCCATTAAGTAACTTGCCTTTCTTTGGAGAAGGTCTAACATGCCACGCTTATATCCATTCTTCGAGGCTTCCTCGAGTGTTTGTTTGGCAAGTTTGCCCGATAAATCTTCCATTGTTTCCTTTGCTATCGGTTTAACTCCCGCAGCACCTATGAATCCAAGTCCGGGAATGAAATCAGATATGTTTGCTAAATCCCGTATATCAAACTTCTTGCCTGTTCCGTATTTCTCGGCAGTTTTACCATAATCCCTAATCATTTGTCCCGGCATAGATGAGACAAAAGGAATTGCGTTGATAGGTGAGAAGTTGCCTACTCCTACTGGTTTAATTGCAGGTTGTTTAAAGTTTATTGTTGTGTCGGGAAACTTCTGTAGTATTCTGCCTGCGGTTGCGACTTGTGCTTTAACTCTTGGGGTAGTTATAGCGGTTGGTAGAAAGTAATTCTTCAAAGGAATAGCTGTCGGAAGAAAGTATTGTTTAAGTGGAGTGTCTTTAACTCTTTGAATACCGTTGTCGAAAGATGTGTGGACTTGATATGTAAATTGTTTTGTTTTGCCTAAGTTGTCTTTGAAGCTATTAACTATGTTTTGGACTGTGTTTTGAACAGGAAGATTACCTGCTGTTTTTGGATAGAGGTTTAATTTTTGTAAGAAACTTTTAGCATCTTTAAGTTGCATGTCATATTATTGCCAAAACTGTGGATCGTCAGGACTTGCAATTTGACCTGTCTGATTTTGTAGTTCATCTTTCTTATTAACCTTGATTTGTCCTGTAACTCTTCCGTATTTATCAACCGAATAAGAAGGAAGTACATCAAATTGAGAAGGAGCATAGGATTGCTGGACATTTGCCAACTGTTTTCCAAATACTTCTTCAAACTTACCTGCTGCAATGGGTTGTATAGCAAGGCTTTTTTCAACTCCCCATTTATAAAGACTTTGTTTAAACTTCTCATACTCCTGTGAGATGTCTGATATGGCCTGTCTTGCCTGTTGAGCAAGGTCAACAAGTTGTCTTCTTTTTGAAACTGCTGCAATATCCCTTGAGGTTGATATCTTATTAAGTCCTGACATTAAAGCGTTTCTGATTTCCTGCATTTGTACTCCCTTTTCCCTTTCAAGGTTGGTCATTTTTTCCGAGTAGTAATTATTAATCCTTCCAAGTTCTTGTTTGGCATTTATCCTGATATCTCCCAATGAGCTGCTGATACTTCCTATCCTTCGTGCAGTTTCTACTCCTAATCTTTCTGCAAGCGCTTCGGCTACTGAAGAAGAAGAGATTCCTCTTCCTGATAATTCCATGATATTTTGCTGTTGCGTTTCGCGGAATAAGTCTCTTGCCTGTTGAAGTTGTGATTTACTTTCTGTTTCTGCTGTTGATAGTTTCTGATTAACACCCTCAACATTAGTTGCCTGTTCTTTACCAAGTTGGGTTTTAACTTCGGCATTTTCGTTTTCGATTTGTTGTTCTGAAGTTTGTGCCTGTGAACGGATATTGGATTCTTCTCTTGTAAGTGAGTTCATTGTTGCCTCGTATTCTTGGTCGATGACCGAGTTGTATTCGTTGAAGTTCTGCTTTATTGCACCATAATCGGGAGGTTGCATACCGGGAATATTACCGAGATTTCCTCCAATAATTCCTCCACCTGATCCATCGTCTCTGTTATTGTTTGAGTTGTTGTTTGTATTTGACCTGACGGGTTGATAGTCATTGAATAATCCATAATCCTGCCCGTATATAGCATTTGAAAGGTCGTTTGTTTGACCACCTGAACCTGAAGAGGCAAGGGCTTCAGTTGCTCCAAAGTCGGGAAGCCTGAATCCTCCAATACCCCATGACCCTGCATGAATAGGAGTACCTGCAACCTGTAAACCGGTAGTATTGTACAGTTGTTTGGCTGCACTTAACTGGTCGGTTATATTCTTAACTTTCTGTGATATCCAAGTCATATTTAAACAAAAAAAAGGACAAGCTCCCGTTATGGGAATTTGTCCTTAGATTCAATCTTAAGACCTATTATTACCTAGCTTGAAAAGACTACCCACAAGTGAGGCCGGCGCTTCACTTATGGACTATGTAGTAATTAAAAATATTTGAGAGGTTGTAGCCACTCTCAAGCTAAGTAATAATTTTGCCAATAAAAAAGACGCCTCTTTGGGGCGTCTATTAGCTACAAACTTTAGACTAAACACAATTATATAAAATTATCCAAATAAAATCAATAGCAAAACAAGGGTTTTTATTCCAATCCTCTTCTTTGCCACTTCATTTTAGCTTTGGAATTGATATCGTAATAATTCCCTCCGAAGTACATTTGATTTTCTGCTTCATAGATAGGAGTTTGTGTCTGATAGACCTGCCATGCTATTGCTAGTGCGATCACAAGGTCATCGTGGCAGCCGACATCGGCTTGCGGTTTACCTGTCTTTATATGACGGATAAATGTAAAAAGTTCATCGACAATCTCTTTTGAAGGTATTTTTATTGCCTCCTGCCTGATAGCAAGTGCGAGATCGTCTAGCATCTTAGGTCTTGTTGCCATGTTAGTAACCCAGCCATATTGTTCTTGGTCTTCATCATGTACTCCGGTGAATGTCTTAGGCATTTTATAAAGAGCCGGATAATTATTCTGCTTCAAGACAAATAGGGTAGAGTTGCCTGTATTTCTTTCAACTGCGATTATAGGGAATAGGTTTGTTTGTGTTTGAATAAACTTGCCGACATGGTTTAATGTGTAGCCTAGTTGTGAGGATTCTTCTTTGCTTACTCCTACCATGACAACATCGGTATAAACCTTGCTTATTGCTACGAATACAGAATTATCTCCACCTTCGGCAGGGTCAGCTCCGATGACGATTTGTTCTCCTGATTCCAATGGTCTAAAAAGCGAGATCATAATAAGTTTGATAAGTTTTAATAGGGTCTTTGGTATGTGCAAGGTAGTTTTTGAGTGCGAACATGTAAAAGAAAGGATTACCCGATGAGATAAAGGCTTCTGTATCTGTCTCCGGGTATTCTTGAGGATAAAATTCAGCAAGCTCTTTCTTCTTCTGTTCAAGAAATTCTTTTGAGTAGAATGAGTTGTCAAAGAAGTGTGTCTTAAATCCGGTGTTGCCTGACTTAGACTTGTCCCAAAACTCCTTGAAATAATTCATTCCATTTGCGGTTGATTCGATAATAACCTTACCCGTTGGCACAACTGCTTGAAGTGCTGATGCAAGTAATAGGTTAGGATCGGGATAAAATGCAAACTCCGATAGGTGAAGATTTGTTAAAGTATCTCCTCTTCCGAATGTCTTACTTCCTGCTGCTCCGATATAGAAGCTTGAGTTCTTTGAAGAGTTTACGAGTTCATTCCTTGAATTGTATTTAAGGTCGATTAATAACCCTTTGTTTTCTGCTGATTTAATGAAGTATTTAACCCTGTCAAGAAGTTTGGTTGCTGAAGGGGCGTCATGGGAAACACAAACACTCCGGGAGTTTTCCTGTGTTAAAAAGTCTATTGTGAATATAGCAAGGATAAGTGAAGAGAAGCCTATCTGCCGGGCTTTCAATATCACATCTTTACCTGTCATAGATTTGTAAAACAACTCCTGATAGTTATTAGCAACAAAAGGAACGGATTTACCCTCCTTATTAACGATGTCGAATTTCTGTATATGTTTTAAGTAATCCATGTTTGTATCAAAATGTATCAAGAGTTCCTACATGTCGGAGGTTTTGATATAGTTATTTGTCTTTCAACTTTGTGTGATTGATCACACAATTCAGTTAATCCTTAAAAAACTCTTCGGCTACAATCCTTCTGCTTAAGTTATCCGGGACTTCTGTTTTCTTTTCCCTTGCAAGTGTTGAATATCTGTCTTTCCACATTCTCCAATCCCTATGACCTACTAACTCCATTTGTTCTAATGACCTTTGTATTCCTTTTGCTAATGCTTCTTGAAACTCGGGTACTTTTTTCCAATCGGTAATTGTTTGATTATCAACTCCCAATGCCTCCGCTAAGAGTTGCCATGTTTCCGGCACTTCTCCCTTGTTAATTAACTTGATAAAAGTTTCAAACTCCTGCTTCTTATAGGGATTAAACTTTGTAGTTTTTGTGTTTTTTGTTATGGCTTTGTCATTCATAATTATTGCCTCTTTGGGATTGGCGGATCTGGGTAAGAGATTTGTTTTCCGCATTTAGCAGAAGACCCCACCAACCCCAAACAACTAACAATCAGAATAAGCAAATTGAGATTCAAAATTAGGATATGCTTGAAAAATTGATTTTAAGTAGAGAAGGTGTTCGAAGAGTTGGACTTTCCGTCCACACAATTCCAATTTGTCTTGCGGTGAAAGAAGCTGTAAAAAGTTGATTTTATTACTCCGGTTTCTTCTTTTCTTCGTTAATGTTATTCCAATGGTTTTTAATATAATTTACCGATTCACTGATAGAAAGCGACGCTGTCGAATTTCCAACTCTTACAAAAAACTCTTCGTTTCCGTTGAATTTAACATAAACCGGATCCTCCGATGGTTTTGTTTTAACATGACAA